CGCCCTGCTCGACGAGACCAACTTCATGCCCACCAAGGGCAAAGAAGCCGCGCGCATGGGCTACGTGGACCACGCCGAGGTCATCTACAACTCGGTCCAACGCCGTATGAAGTCTCGCTTCCAGCGCAAGGGGAAGCTGCCGGGGATGCTGTTCGTCGTTTCCTCGAAGAAGACCAGCGACGACTTCACCGCTCGTCGCGTGCGCGCTGCGCGCGAGGACCCGACGGTGTTCGTGCGCGACTACGCGCTGTGGGACGTGAAGCCTGAGAACTTTTCCAACGTGAAGTTTCAGGTCATCGTTGGCAACGAGCAGACACCTTCGAAGATTCTGGAACCGGCGGAGGTTGAGGTTCTTCGTGCCAAGCCGCCTGAGGGCACTGTTCTACTCGACGTGCCGGAGGACTTCCGGTCCGATTTTGAGAGCGACCTTGAAGGCTCCATCCGAGACCTCGCAGGGTGCGCGACGGTTTCCATCAGCCCGTTCATTCAGCGGCGTGAGAAGATCCACGAGGCCATCGAGCAGGACAAGCGGCTTTTCGGCGACAAGCGTCACCCCTTCTCGACCTACAACTACGACCCCTCGAAGGGCGGTACTTTCCTCTGGGAGAAGATGATTCGCATGACCGAGGAGCGTGGGATTTCAGGCATCCCCGCCATTCTCAACAAGCCCATCATCAACCCCACCGCGCATCGACACGTTCACATCGACCCTGCGTTGCGCAACGACGCGCTGGGGTTCTGCATGAGCCACATCTCCGGCTGGAAGGACGTGATTCGGCGCTCGGAGCAGGGCCAGTACATGGAGCGAGCCCCGGTCTACGTGGTGGACCTCATTCTTCAAGTGGTGCCGCCCGCTGGAGACGAAATCATCCTCGGTGACATTCGACGCCTCATCTACGAGCTGAGCGCTCACGGGTACACCATCAACAACGTGTCCCTCGACTCGTTCCAGTCGCGCGACACGCTCCAACAGCTTCAGCAGAAGGGGTACAACGCGGAGATGGTTTCCGTCGATACCTCGATGGAGCCCTACGAGAACCTGAAGACTGCCCTCTACGAGAACCGGGTCTTCTGCTACGAGTACCTGCCGCTCATCAAAGAGCTTCAGCAGTTGGAGAAAGACTCGCTCCGTCGCAAAGTTGACCATCCACCCAAAGGCTGTTTCGTTGGTCGGACGCGCGTCCCACTTCTTGATGGGTCGTTTCCGCAGATCGACGAACTTTGCGGCAAAGAGGTCTGGGCGTACTCATCCACGCCGGAAGGGCGGATTGTTCCCGGAAGGGCGCGCGGACGCCTGACGAAATACGTGACGGAGTTGGTAGACGTAGTGCTCGACAACGGTGCGGTCGAGCGCTGCACCCCGGAGCATCTATGGATGCTGCGCGACGGCTCGTACAAAGAGGCAAGATCGCTGCGTCCGGGCACCGACCGCCTCATGCCGATCAATCGGGTGTGGCCGGTCAACGGAGGCTACGAGCGAGTCACAGACAGGGACGGACGCCGGACTCTTACGCACCACATGGTTTGGAGCGCAGCGCACGGCGACGTTCCCGAAGAGCACTGCGTTCATCACTTGAACCACATCAAGACGGACAATCGCCCTGAAAACTTGGTGCTGGAGCCGCTGACGGAGCACGCTCGTTCGCACACCGCCTTGCGACATCAGACAGACCCTGCTTGGCGCGAGAAGCTCTACGCAGGCGCGCAAGTGTTCAATCTCAGCGAGGACGGACGGCAGAAGCACTCAGATGCTCTCAAGCGCATTCACGCCGGGATGACTGCCGAGGACTGGCAAGCCCTCGCTCGTCAGAAAGAGGCATTCCGTTCCGACATCGACCGCGCATCCCTCGAAGCCGTTCGTTCCGACCCTGAAGCTCAAACTGCCAACGCGGTTGCTCGTATTTTGGGGTGCGGACGAAACGTTGTGGTTCGAGTTCTCAGAGAGCACGGGTTTGAATCGTGGGACGAGTTTCAGGTCGCGTCTCCGGGAGAGAATCACAAGGTTCGGGCCGTGATTCCGGTGACCCTTGCGGAACCTGTGCCGGTCTACGACCTCGAAGTTGACGAGTGGTCGAACTTCGCGCTGTCTTCCGGGGTGTTCGTTCACAACTCGAAGGACTGTTCCGATGCTCTGGCGGGGTGCCTCTACACGCTCTTCACTCGACGTGTTAACGCACCGCTTCCCATGTTGAAGGGGCTCTCGGTGTACGGTGACGCGTGGCTTCCCGAGCAAAGGCAGGCTGAGATGGCGGGTGACAGGTCGGCGGCGCTGAACAAGGATCTCAAAGACTACGGTATGCTCCCGCCGTTTCTGACAGGAACCGGCAACGGAAGCTGGTAGGAGAGGTCTGTGGGCTTCGCAAACGACATCGCAACGAAGGTTCGCGGGTACTTCTCCAAGGACAAGGAGACGGCTGCGATTCAGCTTGCCAAGGGTCAGACCAACGACCGCGTCCCCGGCGGTGCCGGTGGGCTGATGAACAACCTCGGTTACGACGCACTGACCGAGTACCTGAAGCTCGAAGGCGACTTGCTGGGTCGCTTCTCCGACTACGAGGACATGGATGACTACCCGGAAATCTCGGCAGCCATCGACATCTTCGCGGACGACTCGACGCAGCCGAACACGCCGCTCAACCGCACGCTCTGGGTGACCTCGAAGGATTCGACGGTCGAGCACGCGCTGGACGACCTCTTCCACAAGCGGCTGCGCATGGATGAGGAGATCTGGGAAATCGCCCGGACGATGACGAAGTACGGCAACGACTACGAAGAGCTGCTTGTCACGGGCGACGGCGTCATCGGCCTCAACTTCCTTCCCCCACCCACGGTTCGTCGAGTCGAAGCTGAGAAGGGTCAGCTCCTCGGGTTCGTGCAGGACTTCAAGGGCAAGTTCGCGTACTCCACCAACGAGTTCCAGCAGATGCTCACCTCGCGCACCGTGGACGCGGGTGGCTCCGCTCCCACAGACGCAGGCGGGACTCCGATTACCGCGCTCGAAGGTTGGGAGGTCGTTCACTTCCGGATGCGTGGCAAGTTCCGCCGCTCGGTGTACGGCTTCTCGGTGCTGGAGTCGGCGCGCTGGATTTGGAAGCGGCTCATGCTGCTTGAAGACGCCGCGCTCATCTATCGGCTCCAGCGAGCCCCAGAGCGCTTCGCGTTCTACGTGGACGTGGGAGACCTCCCGCCTCAGGAAGCCCTTGGCTACCTGAACCGGGTACGGCAACAGTTCAAGAAGAAGAAGTGGGTGAACCCCACGACCGGAAAGATCGACCTCAAGTTCGACCCGCTCGGTCAGGACGAGGACTTCTTCGTCCCGTCGCGCAAGGGCACCGACTCCACGCGTGTCGAGACGCTCGGTGCTCCGCAGTGGCAGGCGATGGACGACATCGAATACTTCCGCGACAAGCTCTTCGCGGCCATCAAGGTTCCGAAGTCGTACCTCGGTCAGGACGCGGGCACAGCGCGCGCGGTTCTCTCCGCCGAAGACGTTCGGTTCGCTCGTACGGTTCTCCGGGTTCAGCGCGAGCTACGGAACGGGCTCCGGAAGATTGGGCGCGTCCACCTCAGTGCGCTCGGAATCGACCCCCAGCGCGTCGAGTACGACATCAACATGACGGTGCCCAGCGCGGTGTTCGAGCTGGCTCAGATGGAGGTTCGGAACGCACGCGCGGACCTCGCGAACCGCATGAAGGAGTTCGTCTCCCTGCATTGGATCATGTCCAACATCTTCGACATGTCCGACAAGGACATCGAAGTGGTGATGGGCCAGCGCACTGAAGACGTTGTTCGGGAGCAGGTGGACCTTGCTCAAGGACAAGCCGCCAGTTCCGCCGTGATGAGCGGCATTCCTCAAGAGGCGCAAGACGCTGGAGCGGATGCTGGAGGAGCGGATACGGGTGGCGCTCCGGTGGAGTCCACGGCGACCATCGCCAAGGCGCTTCGGGAGAACCAGATTCTTCTTTCGAGAGGCGGGGAACGGAGTCGCGGCAAGGTGATTACAGAGCGCGAGTTGTTCGCTGGAAGCAAAGAGAGCGAGAAGCGCGCTCACGAGAAGCTCGACAAGCTTTTGAGGACAGATACGCGTGTCGCTGCGCGTGTCGAAGAACTGCGCGGTTTGATGACCGATCTCCGAGGAGCTGTTGTCCGTAGACGCTGAAGGAAAACTGCGATCTACTCCCCTCCTGTTATCTTGACACTCCAAACTCTCGACTGTACGGTTCGCCCACTCATGCCCTCCTCAGACAAGTTCTTTTTGCCCCGCGAAGAGATCCTGAGACTCACCACCGGCAGCTACGAACAGCTCTCTGTTCGAATCGAGACCGCGATCAAGGGTGAGAAGGCGCGTCTGTTCGAGAACGCGGAGCCTGAAGTCTTGGGGACCTTCCCCGGCTACGTGGTTGTGCAGACCAGCGCTGGGAAGATCTTCCGAGCCAAGTACGAGTCTGCGGACTCGGGCGTTGTCCACGTTCTCTCAGCGGAGCCCCTGAAGGCGAACATCTACGCCAAGGCGGCTCTCCCGACGTTCCTTCGGAACGAGGCGACTGCGGTCGCGGACCTCTTTCTGAGGGGCTCGGTCGCGGACGCGAACAAGAAGATGGCGCAGCTCGTGAAGTTGGTGGACGAGACGCGCAACTACGCAGAGAAGGACATCGCGACTGCCTTCGTGGAGCGTCTCTCGACGGACCGTCTGTGGAAGCGCACTGTTGCTTCGCAGGCGACTGAGATGCGGACTCTGCTCGGTGAGTCCTACGAGCAATTCGACGCGAACAAGTTGCGAGCGAAGTTTTTCAAGTTGTACGATGGATCGTTGCCTTCCGTGGAGTCGTACCGGGGCCTCGTGAATGAGGACTTGGGGAAGCTGACAGAGAGGTTGGACGCGGTGTACGCACAGGCGCTCGGCTCTGTGGGGCACCTGCGGGAGATTGCCGTGACGACCATCGACCCCCAGAATGCGACGATGGCGGCGTTCGGGTCGTTCGCGGAAGACCTCGTTGACGACCTTCGCACCATGCAGCAGCAGTTGGCCGAGACGATTCAGGGCGTCACGAGTGTGAGCGCCCGAGCCAAGATGTACGACTCCCTTGCTGAAGAGATCCTCCGGTTCGAGTTGGCCGGGGCTTTTGTTGTCCAAATGACCAACCGCCTCGCCACCGCGAGCGCCTGAACAATTCCCACTGGAGGCAACATGTTTCCCCGACCCATCGTCATCACCACGCTGGAAGAAGACTTCAAGAAGATCGGCATTCTCGTCGAGAAGACCGAGACCGCGCCTGAGGTCGAGGCGGAGGTCAAGCCGGTCGCCGAGGAGGACGAGGAGTACATCGAGGGTCAGGAGAACATGACCGCCGACGAGCTGGAGGAGGCGCGGGTCAAGCGTCGCGTCGGTCGCAAGGGCCGCACCGCGAAGGCCACCAAGCGGACCCCGCCCCGCCTGAAGATGAAGTCGCGGCGGAACTACCGGAAGAAGAAGGCCAAGATCAAGCTGGCGCGCAAGAAGGCGAAGCGCAACCCGCGCAAGGCTCGCCGCGCGAAGGTTCTCGCCGTTCGCCGCGCTCGCCTGCATCAGGGCAACGACACCATCTCGAACCTCATCGAAGAGGTGCAGGACATCGTCAGCTCGCTGAACGGTGGGCAGGAAGACGCCGTCAAGTCGTTCGCGAACATCGCGATCATCGCCGACATGCTGGCGAACACGTTCACCGAGTGGACGAACGACATCAACGAGTCGGAGGAGGAGCTGGAAGAGGGCGATGAGACCCTCGACATCCTTGCGACTTCGGCCACCGAGCTGGCTGACCTCGCCGAGGCGGCTGCGGAGATCGCGTCCGGCCTGAAGGCGGGTTCGAACCTCGACATCGACGGCGGCGTGACGCTCGAAGAACTCTTCCGCGAGTACATGTCCTCCATGCTGGAAGGCATGGACCTCTACAACGAGGCGACCAAGAAGACCGAGACCGACGACAGCGACGAAGACGACGCTGACGGCGATTCGGACAAGGAAGAGGACGACGACGAGGACGAGGACGACGACAAGGAGGAGGCGAAGGAGATGCCTGCCTTCATCAAGAAGAAGATCGCGGCCAAGGATGGCGAGGACGACGACGACGGCGAGGACGACGACGCCGAGGAGTCCGTCAAGGGCGACAAGGAAGACTCGCTCAAGAAGAAGAAGTAGGACGCAACGCCGGGGTCTGAGATGTCAAACGAGCTTCAGCTTTTGATTGATGAAGCTCGCGAAGTCTTGGAAGCTTGGCGGGGCCGCAGGACGAAGTACCGGAGCGGTCGGCTCGAACTGGTTGGACACGAGCCGACCCGCTTTGGAGAGAAGAAGCGCAAAGTCAAGAAGTCAGGTGAAATTGGATCAGCTTTGAAGTACACCCCGTTCAAGAGCAACTTCAGGTGGAAACGGTCTTGATGCAAATCTCCACAACCGACGCGACCCCGAAGCCGACCGCGCCCCGCGAGTTGCTGAGGGACGTGTGCTTTGTGCGTCTGTCTCTCGAAGAGGGGACGGGCGACGGCAAGGTCCGGGTGAAGGGTGAGTTTGCCAAGTGCGGGATCGCCACCGAGAACAAGCGGGTGTACCCGGAAGGTGTCTGGTCGAAGGAGATCGGGCGTCTGGGCAAGGCGTTCAACGAGCGCCGAGTTTTCGGAGAGATGGACCATCCAGCGGACGGTCGCACTTCACTCCAGCGGGTCAGCCACATCGTCACGAGCTTGAAGGTTGGGAAGGACGGTCTCGTCATCGGAGAGGCCGAGATTCTTCCGACCGAGGCGGGAAAGAACCTTGCTGCATTGCTCAATTCGGGCTGCAAGGTTGGCGTCAGTTCGCGCGGGTACGGATCGACCAAGTCCAACGACAAGGGCGAAGAGGTAGTCCAGCAGGACTACAAGCTCGTGACGTTCGACTTCGTTGCCGAGCCCGCTGATTCTGACGCCTACCCTGATGTTCACACCGAGAGCACGAACCTGATTTTCGAGGGAGTGGACATGAACGCCGAACAGGAAAAAGAGCAGAAGCAGGCCGCCGAGTTCGCGCGCATGGTCATGGCTGGAGACAAGAAGCCTGCTCCCGGCACCGAAGCTGCCGCCGAGAACGACAGCGTGCGCGAGGAGTTCTCTCGTGACGTGCTCGCCAACATCGTCAAGATGAAGACGGAAGTCCGCGAGCAGCTCCGCGCCGAGATGGCGGCGGACCCGGCGGTCGCTGGTGCCAAGAACATCCTCGATCAGGTGAAGGACTTGGTTCGTCCCTTCATGCTGGAGGGTGACTCGAAGGCGGTCGTCGAGGCGAAGGATGCTGAGATTCAGAAGCTGAAGAACCAGATCGCCGAGCGCGACCTGAAGGTGTCGGAGCTGGAGGAGGAGAACTCCAAGCTCGCCGACATCGCCAAGGAGGCGGGCTACAAGTTCTGGATGGAGCGCACCCTCGCTGCTGACCCGGACGCGGACTCGATTCGCAAGTTCGTTGGCGACGTGAAGTCGTTCGCGAACGTGGACGAGCTGAAGTCGAAGGTCGAGTCGATTCGCAAGGAGCTGACGAAGAAGCGCGAAGAGACCAAGGCCGTCGATGAGGCGCGCAAGGCGGAGATTCTCAAGGCGACAGCGGCCATCGAGGAAGGCAAGAAGATCGCCGAGACTCGCGCCGCCAAGCTCGAAGAGGCGCTCACCAAGGCGCTCACCAGCGAGAAGGGTCTCGCGCTGAAGCTCTACGCAGAACAGCGTTTGACCAACCACCCGAAGGCTGCGAAGATCCGGTCCCTGATGGAAAACTCAGAGTTTTCCTCCAAGGAAGATGTGGACAAGCTGGTTGACAGTTTCCGAGAGAAGGCTCGCGATCCCGACGAGCTGGAAGAAGTTCGGGCTCGTGTTCGCGCTGTCGTCAAGGGAGGGGATGAGGACTCGCCCCTCAGCGAAGAGAAGTTGAGCCCTCCGAGTCGTACTGCTGATGTCGGCAGCTACAACGGTCTCGGGCTCTCTGTCGGTGAACTGAAGAAGCTTTCTGGTCTGCGGAAGTAAACCTACGTCGGGCGGCTTGAAACCCCGCTCCAACACACGAAGAACCAAGGAGAAGTTCCATGCCCGCTGAAGCTCGACGCATTCTGTCTGAGGATTCGAAGAAGACCATCAACGACCAGAGCTACGTCGGCGCTCTGATTCGGAAGTGGCGTGACCTGCTGGAGGGGATGCCGGATCGGTCGGAGCACGACCGCTACGTCCTCGGCTGCACGGCCATCCTGATGGAGAACGAGTCCTCGTATCTCCAGAACCTGAACGAGGAGACCAAGCAGGCGAACGTCGGCTCGTTCACCAAGTTCATCTTCCCGGTCCTTCGCCGGGTGTTCCCGAACCTCATCGCGAACGAGATCGTCTCCGTTCAGCCGATGACGGCACCGGTCGGAGCGGTCTTCTTCCTCGACTACGTGTACGGCTCGACGAAGGGCCAGACCACGCAGGGGAACGTCTTCCCGCGCGACTTCGACAAGGACTACGGCTCGGAGTACGTGAACGGTGAGCCTCTGGCCACCGGCAACGCGACCCCGGACTACGGTCCTGCGAACGCGGCCCTCGCTGGCAACCTCGCGTGGAACCCGGTTCGTCCGCTGAACTCCTCGCTGGGCTTCAAGGTGGTCCTCTCTGAGGTCACCCCGCTCGGCGTGGTCGTCCAGACGGCGACCGATGACGGCGCTGGCACCTTCGTGGGTGCCGACGTGAACGCTGGTGGCGTGTTCAACTACTCGAACGGCTCGCTGTCCGGGTTCCGGTTCGCAGTCGCCCCGGCGCTCGGCAACCAGATCAAGGCGTACTACTTCTACGACGGGGAACTCTCGGGCAAGGTCGCCCAGATCAACCTCGACGTGAAGAAGGCACCGGTCGAGGCTCAGCCCCGCCGCCTGAAGGCCCTCTGGTCGTCGGAAGCCGCTGAGGACCTCCGCGCCTTCCACGGTCTCGACGCTGAGACCGAGCTGGTGTCGGCTGTCGCTCAGGAGATCGCGCTGGAGATCGACCGCGAAATCATCAGCGACCTGTTCCAAGCTTCGACTGGAACGACCGCGACCTTCAACAAGGTCCCGCCCGCTGGCATCGCCGAGATCGACCACCTGCGCGCGATGATCACGCAGATCTCGACCGTGTCGAACCTCATCCACAAGAAGACCCTGCGTGCCCCGGCGAACTTCATCGTCACCTCCCCCGAGGTGTCGGCGCTGCTGAGCCAGCTCACCACGCACGGTGACTTCCGCCCGCTGTACGTGTCCGGTGCCGAGAGCCCGTACGGTCCGGCGGACATGCCCCGCCCGCTGAACCAGCATGGCCAGTTCGGCATCTACAAGGTCGGGACGCTGATGAACAAGTGGATCGTCTACGAGGACCCGTTCTTCGCGCGCGACCAGATGCTCATCGGCCTCAAGGGCAGCAGCTTCCTCGACGCCGGGTACGTGTGGGCTCCGTACATCCCGCTTCAGGTCACCCCGACGTTCCTCGACCCGAACGACTTCTCGTTCCGGAAGGGAATGCGTACCCGCTACGCGAAGAAGCTCCTGCGCAGCGAGTTCTACGGCCAGATGAAGGTCACCAACCTGTAATCCGTAATCCGGTTGGGGCTGACAGCTTCCTGAAAAGCACTCGACCCGTCAGCCGCTTTGGTTGGCGGGTCGAACTGCTTGTAGCGCCTCTTCTCTTCTCCAAGGACCGCCATGAACCCGAAGACCAATGCTGTGCTGGAGAACGTGATTCACGCGCTGAAGCGCGCTGCTCTGTTCGAGAGTGGAAGTCGGGTCGAGATTCACGCCGACGATGACGGTGGCCGCATGGCGGGCTTCAAGTCGATTCCGGCGGGAGCCGACAGCCAGACCTACGACTCCCATCTCGTCGGTGACAACAACGGCAAGACCGTTCAGAAGCTCGCGGCGGCGGCGCTGCGGGAGCTTCTCAAGCAAGGCGGTTCGCCGACCACCAGCGAGGTCTTCGACTTCGTGGACGAGTACGTGATGAAGCACGGCGGGAAGCGCGCCCGGAGGGTTCGCTGGAACAGCAAGTCGTACCCGGACTGAAGTGGTACAAGCGGCAACTCGGACGGAGGCATTCATGGGACGTGCGGCAGACGTGATGAGCGAGTTGGAGGCCATCGGAGCCATCGGCGAGAAGGTGGTTCTGTTTCGACCAGAGCCTCTGAAGATGGTCCCGCCCGCTCCGGGTGCGACGCTCGATGAGCAGCTCGCGGCGCAGCAGGTGCGTTTCGACGAAGAGCGCCAGCAGTGGTTGGTGCTGGTCGAGATTGCGGCGGCCAAATTGGAGGCCCTCGCGAACGAGGTGGTGGAGCTTCGCGGCACGTTTCGGCAGATGACCGAAGCCGCCGCTCACAAGGAGTCACATGCGACGATTCAAGAAGAAGCCTGAGCTGACCTACGTTCTCATTCCCGGAATCGGCATGGTGAAGGGGGACGCGATCCTCACGGGAGACCAGTACGCGAAGTTCTGCCCCGCGCTGCTTGTCGAGCTTCCTGCGGAGAGCGCATCGAAACCCCCGGCAGCCCCAGAGTCGGTCGCGACCGACGCGGAGGTGGTCGCCGCTGTTCGTGCTCACGAAGAGACCACGACCGCTCCGCTTGTGCCGGAGCACGTCGCCCCGGTCGTTCCGGCGGTGGCTCCCGTCGCTTCCATCGACGTTTCGGCCTCCGTGGAGACCGAGGCCCCCGCTCCGAAGACCCCCAAGCCCTCCGCGCCTGCTCCGAAGCCGACCGGGAAGAAGCCGACCGGGAAGAAGTGACGTAAGATCGAGCTGAAGGAGCGCCCCGATGTCGTATCAGTCGTTCGTCCTCAAAGACGAAGCCGAGCTTCAACAGTGGCTGCTTCGGCGGCTTGGGGCTCCCTTGCTCAAAGTGGAGCTGACGGCTGACCATCTGCACGACAACATCGAAGACGCGAAGCGCTGGTTCGCTGCGAAGAAGGGTTGGCGGCGGTTCTTCACGATGAACACCATCGCAGGCAAGGGCTCGTACCCGCTTCCGCTGGACTGCGACGTGGTCATCGACGTGGCGTTCTCGTACAACCCCACGGACCTCGCGTTTCTCGCTCTGCCGTATTGGGTGCCCGGTGAGAACGGTCAGATCCCCTACTCCGTGTTCAACGTCGCTGGGCATTCCGGAGGCATGTATTCGAGCTACATGCAGACGCTTCAGTACATCGAGTCTGCCAAGAAGGTGCTGAGCGCGGAGCAGGACTGGCGGCAAGAGAACCACGACCTGCTCATCTTCCCTCAGCCGAATCGCAGCGCGGTCGTCATCGTTGAGTACACGAGCCACACGGTGGTCGTGAACGACATGACGGAGCGCGACCACGAAATCCTCAAGCGCTACGCACTTGCGCTGGCGAAGAAAGACCTCGGGCGCATCCGCTCCAAGTTTGACTCCTACCCGACAGCGCAGGGCACGGTCACGATGGATGGTGCGGCTCTACTGGAAGAAGCGAACGCGGAGATCGAGAAGCTCACCGAGGAGATTGCCGACAGTGCGATGCCAATGGGGTTCCTCGTCGGGTAGAGACCGTGCGGTCTCAGAAGGAGGTAAGCGATGGCCAGTTCGAGTTCCAGAAAGCCCGTCGTCCTTCTCCCGTACCCGACGTTGCGGAAGGTCGGTCCGTACGAGTTCCCCACGCTCCAGATGCCGGAGTGCGAGCACGACCTCTTCGACTCCATCGCGCAGGAGCACGTCAACATCCTCGGCACGGACATCGACTTCTGGACGCACGAAGTAAGCAAGGGCACGCGAGATCCTCTGTACGACGAGTCCGTCGCGCGCCAGTACGTGGGTCCATTTCGGGTGAAGGGCTACGTCTCGTGGCCGGACAGCGTTCCCGAGGCTCGAATGGAAGGTGGCCGGACTACGTTTGGTGCGGAGGTCTGGATCGCCCGCAAATCCATCGAGGACATTCGCGCGCCCCAACCGAACGAGTCAGACGTGTTGCGGATCTGGAACACGCCGTTCTTCAACGAATGGGCGGTGGACAACGCCCCCTCCGGGCAGCCGAACACCGGGTACTTCTTCGACATCATCGACGTGGACGACGACGGCCACCTCTTCGATTCTCCCACCTTCGTAGGCTTCAAACTTTCGATCAAACGTCGTACAGAGTTCACGCCTGAACGCCGCATCACCAACACCTAACCGGAGAACCCAAATGAGCGAGCTGCGGAAGCGAATGGAAGCGCTGGTTGCTGGACCGAACACTCGACAGGAGGCTGCCGACGAGGCCGCCGACAGCGACCTTCCCCTCAAGCCGCTCATTCAGCAGCTTCTGCTCGGGATGCAGGCGATCGGCGTTGACGCGGGTGACGACGACGCGGTGGAGGAGTACCTGAAGACGCTGAAGATGGTGGCCACCACCAAGAAGGCGATGTTCATGACCGCCCTGAAGCAGTTCAGCGGCTCGCGCGCGACTCGGGCTGTGAAGGCGGCCAAAGCCTCACTCTGATGCCGCTGAATCCGGCTCTCGCAGAAGCGGCGGTGCGCAGCGGCCTGAGTGCCGTTTGTGCTACCTGTTCGCGCTACTGGGAGGGTCGGGACAAGGGACTCCCTGAGCCTCGTTGCACGGCCAAGACGAAGTGCGGTTCTCCTCTCGCTGGCGACGATTTCCACGAGTACAGCGGTCCCATCACGGAGTTCGACAGGCAGTGCTTCGTGTGCGCGGGGCAGTCCCGCTACGGCATCACCGTGCGCGGGCGTGGGCGAGTGATTGGAGTTTGCCTTACTCATGCGAAGCTCCTTTCCGACCTCCATCCGGTTGAGGTCGTTGCCCCTGAGGTCTTCCTGAGGAGCGCCTCCGGCGCGGTGCTTTCCCCTGACCAGCTTCAACCGAGGGCGACTCGAACCCTCAGCGCTGCCATCGCGGAGGTCGAGCGGTACTACGACTCGAAGGCGAAGCAGTGAAGCTCGGCACTCTCGGCAAGGGTCTCTCCAAGACCCCCAAGGTGTCCGGGCTGGAAATCGACCGGCTGACCCTCAACAACCTCAAAATCATCGACCAGTGGGCTGCTCGGGGCGCGGCTCTCCAGAAGATGGCTCCGTACCTCGCGATGGAGATGCTGTACGAGAATCTGCTGGCGCTGATTCCGGGAGATCCTGCGTGGTTTTCGTATCGACGGGCGATTCGCAGAGCGCGGGTTGGGGCGAAGAGCCTCAAGGCGTACGCGGTGTACGTGCGTCCTACGTTCGGAAGAGATCGTCCTATCGAAGGTCAGAAAGAGGTGTTGTACATCCGGCCTCGCAAGTCGCGCGCGCGCCCGATGGCACCTGAAGTCGAAATTCTGGCGAAGTACAACCCGTGGACGATGTCGATGCTGCCGTTCTCTCCGAAACGGAACCAAGCGACCATTGTGACGCGCCGAGCTTCGGAGCGCGAAATCAAGAGCATCGAGCGCCAGCGAAAGAAGGACCGCCCGAAGTGGAAGAAGGATCTTCAGGAGGTGGGAATCCGCAACGTGTTTCGTACGGAGCCCCTGAAGAAGGTGGATACGAAGGTTGTAGAAGACGTGGCGTTCTCCGGGCTGAGATTGGAATTTGGCTACGGAGGAACCAAACGCGTTCCGCACTGGCGACCTTCGGTTCGGCTCGCGATTCGAAACGTGAGGCGGCTCTTCACCAAGCGAAGTCCCTATACGAAGGTGATGAACGCCAAGGCTTCGTCCAATGCGTGGAAGAGGTGGCCCCCGAAGGTGGCGGGCCACATCTCAGAGGCCGCGTTGAAGAACTTTGCGAAGTTCCAGAAGAAGCTTAGGACTCGGGCTTAGGCTAGGGTGGTTCGGGTATAACGGTGCCGGAGGAGATCGCATGAACGCGCAGATGAGCGAACTTTTGGAGCAGATGAAGACCCAGCTCGTTGCTGAGGAGCCCGCGTGGGGTCCGAACTCCGTCGTGAGCACCGATCATGATGACGACGGCGAGCCCGGAGAGAGCGGCGCGGAGAACAGCTCCGACGTGATGGATGCGTTCGACCTGTACCTTTCGAGCATCCTCGACGCGCTCTTGGAGCAGTACGAGGCCGACGAAGAGGAGGCTCTGGACTTTATCTTCGCGGTCGCGGAGGAGATGGCCGACGCTGGAACCCTTCCTGAGATTCCCGAGGACGACGACGGGGATGACGCGGATGTTGTGGCTTGGGTTGGTACCGCGAAGACCGCCGGGTTTTTGGCTGCGGTGATGGCGGCTGCCGAGGAGTCTGGCGAAGAGGACGAGGACGAGGAGTAACTTCAGAGATGACGACGACTGGTGATGCGGCTCTCCGCGCGAAGCGGGCGGGCGGCGAAAGAACAGGAATCGTCACTCTCCGTGATTTTGATCGCGGCGTGGTGGAGACGCTGCGCGCGGTCGTCATCGGAGACAACTACTTCGTCCAGATTCCCGGAGTTGCTCCCGCTCCCGGTCAGCCCGGAGTGCCCATCACGTTTGCGTATCCGGAAGACGCGTACGAGCGCTGGAAGCTGCCCGCCATCGTGGTCAGCCGTGACGACATCGCTCCGGCGATGCAGCGCTGGCACCCCGGTGCGATGCAGTACAACGCTCCGGCTTACGGCGCGCGTGAGGTAACGATCGGCGGTCAGACGGGCTTCACGGGAATGGAGACGATGGCGCAAGCCATTCCTCTCGACATCAGCTACACCATCACCTTGATGACCACGGGACGTGGAGCACCGGGTTCGAGAGCTGGCGCGGGCGCGATGCTCGACTACGTCTTTCGTATCTATCCGCCCTACTGTGCTGTCTACGTGAAGGACAGCCTTGGAGATCAACGCACGTACTCGGCGTACACCGACTCGCTCGGAATGCTCGACGACGTTGCGGACATCTCTGATCGAACGATTGCGTTTGCCGTAACACTTCGGGTTGAGGCAGAATGCGACCTCACGGACCCGGAGATCCACTCGACAGCCACGGGACGTTCCGTGAGGATGAAGGGGCTTTAGAACATGGGCGACTACTACAACAAGACGCGTGGGCCTCTGTCGGTGACTCTGAACGACGGATCTGCCGCGTCCATCACCCCCAAGACGTGGCTCACGATTTCAGCGGCCAACGAAGGTTCCGCGAGCGTTCAGAAGCTCGTCGCCAAGGGCGACCTCGTGCGGTCGAAGATGATGCCCGACCCGGTTGCTCCTGTTGCCCCCGCCCCTGTTGTTTCGGAGGCCCCTGTCGCGGAAGAGAAGGCTGTGGTCTCTTCGGCTGCGTCCAAGGTCGAACGGTTCAAGTCTCGGTAACGATGTCCACACGCTCATTCGCAAGCCCAGCGCTGGTCTGACTGGAAGGAACTAGATCATGGCGGAAATTCTCAGTCCCGGTGTGTTCATCGAAGAGGTGCCTTCCTCTGCGCAAGTCGTGCAGGGCGTGTCCACCTCGAACTTGGGCATCATCGGGTACACGATGCGCGGCCCCGCCGACAAGGCGACGCTCGTCACTTCGTTCGAGCAGTTCACCCGGAAGTTCGGCGACCTCGTGAAGGAGAGTTTTCTTCCGATGTCCATCGCCGCATTCTTCGCGAACGGCGGCAAGCGCGGCTACGTTGTTCGCGTGGTGCCTGCCGACGCGGTCGCGGCGGACTGCAAGATCCAGTCGAAGACGACGGACCAGACCATCGAGACCGGCGACGGCATTCTCGCCATCTTCACGAAGACGCAGGCCACTTCGCAGTTGAAGGACAACGTGGGAGCCTCGCCGCTGGTGCCCAGCTCAGTGTCGTTCCGCTGGCGCGCTCTCGGTACACCCGTCGTCTCACAGCTCGCCAAGCTCCGCAACGGCACGTCCAACAACCTGTTCGTCACCGCGCAGGCGAACTACGAAGGTCGCATCGCGACTGCTTCGTTGCCTGCCTTCGACAGCGGTTTGGACTCGGTCGTTCGCGGTACCGTGACCATCGAGCAGACGGTCGCGGCTGGTTCGCCCGCCTCCCCGATTCTCGTCGTGTTCCCCGGTGCCTCTCGCATCGAGACCGTGACGGTGGGAGTCCTTCCCAACACCACGACCGCGACGTTCGACCACCAGACCGGGTTCTTCTCCATCAAGAACACGGGCACCAACATTCCTGCCATCGGCGACGTTGGTGCGCTCATGGGTCCGAAGGTGTCGTTCACTCCTGCGACCGCGACCGTCACCATCTCGGACAACGGGGCAGGAGTTTTCCCTGTTGGAGCTGGTCCGTACCTCGCAGCCCCCGGAGCCATCAGCTACGCCGACGGCTCGTACAGTTTCACCACCACTGCCGGATTCAAGCCGCATTTGGCGTCGCCCGTTCTGGCGACGTACAAGATCGACGCTTGGAACCTCGACCCCATCTCCAAGGGCGCGTGGGGCAATGACCTGAAGGTTCAGGTCGCGGGCAACGTGGACTACTTCGACGCCCTGACCGCGACGTACTCGCGGTACAACGTCAACGTCCTCCTGAAGAACACGGCGACGCTCAACTTCGACGTGGCCGAGACCTACGAGGAACTCGACTTCGTCAACACCACCTCGGCGCAGTATTTCCCCGACGTGGTGAACGAGCTGTCCGACCTCATCTCGGTCGTCGAGCCCGGCGGCAACGAAGCTCCCGGTGAGCTGGTCGGTGTCGCACGCGCCAAGGTGCTCGCGGGCGGCGACGAGCTGGCTCCGAGCCAGACCTTGCTTGCGAATCTCGCGAGCAATCCGGTCGCGGCCCGGTCCATCGTCATCACGTACACGGACTCGACCAGCGTCGCCCGCACCATCAAAGACACGGGTACTGGCAAGCTGACCGGCGACATCGACGTGACCGGCAACAACACCATCAACTACGTGTCCGGCGACATCGACGTGAAGCTGGGCTACCTCGTCAAGGGTGGCACGCTGGTTCGAGCGACCTACCGGTCGGCCTCCGAGGAGACGACCCACACCGAGAGCTTTGGCGACACCGCCAAGGGCTACACGGTCGGAACCAACGGCACCTTCGATGATGTGAACTGGGGCATCAGCCAGTTCACCGCCATCGGGCTGAAGACCCAGTACAAGGGGCTCTACGCGCTGAACAAGGTTGACCAGCTCATGCAGGTCATCATTCCCGATTTCGCGGGAAACGTGACGGTGACTGGCCAGCTCATCGACTACGCGGAAGAGCGCGCGGGCCAGACCTCCGGTGGTGACCGTTTCATCATCCTCACGGTGCCCAAGGGCAGCGACCCGCAGGAAGCTGTGGACTGGTTCCGTCATGACTTCGGTCGGCAGTCGATGTGGGCGGCGTTGTACTGGCCGTGGATCAAGGTCTCGGACCCCCTCTCGAACAACCGCCCGCTTCTGATGCCGCCGCTCGCGCACGTCGCAGGCGTGTACGCGCGCACGGACAACAACCGGAACGTCGGCAAGTCCCCCGGTGGTACGGTGGACGGCGCGCTGCGCTTCCTGCTCGGGCTGGAGTACGAGTCGGTGCAGGGCGAGCGTGACCTCGTGTACCCGAACAAGATCAACCCGCTCGTCTCGGGGTCGCAGACGGGCCTCGCGGTTTGGGGCGTGCGCACCATCTCTCCGACCAGCGAGTGGCGCTACATCAACGCCCGTCGCCTCTTCATGTTCTTGGAGAAGAGCGTCTTCGAGGCGACCCACTGGATCGTCTTCGAGAACAACGGTCCCGGTCTCTGGACGCGCATCAAGGCTCAGATCGAAGGGTTCCTCAAGGCGCTCTTCAACGAGAACTACTTCGCGGGCAACTCTCCCGCGCAGGCGTTCTTCGTCATCGTGGACGACAGCAACAACCCGCCCGAGAGCGTCAACAACGGACAGGTCATCATCGACATCGGCATCGCACCCAACAAGCCTGCCGAGTTCGTCCGCTTCCGTTTCCAGCAGAAGACCTCGCAGTAGGCAACACTCCGTTTCGGCGCTACACTTCCACCCTTCTGAGGAGCAAACAAAATGGCTACCATCGTCGTCACGAACATCGACACCGCCCCTGTGAACATCAACGACCTCTACACGACCATCCCGGTCGGTGGGTCGGTGACCACGGAGCGCTCCACTGCGCAGATCTCCTCGATGGCCGGTCTGCAACAGGCCGCCGCCGCTTCGAAGGTGACCGTCGCGGTCACTCTCTCGGCTGACGAGATCGCCTCCGGCCTCGCCGTGACCTCCGGCTCGATTCAGGCCGCCGACGTGCAGCCGGTCGCTGCCGCCGACGCCGCCGCTGCGACGTTCGAGATCCGCAAGAGCTTCACCGCGCTCGCGGCTGGCGTGGTGGACGACATCACCATCTACGCGGCCAACGCGCTGCCGTTCAAGATGCGCATCACGGATGTCTACGCGCTCGTCTCGACGCCCGGCGTCGCTGGCGCGAAGACCCTGACCGTTCGGGATCAGTCCGGCGGCTTGGGCACCGTCGTCGCCACCATCGACGACAGCGCGGCTGGTCGCATCACCCCCACCGCCTTCACCGCCTCGACGGTGCTCACGCCCGGCGCTCTCAAGGGTCTCTTCATCCGGCGCACCGAGCGGGACGTGGCTGGCGAAGTCGTCATCGTCGCTCGCCGCGAAGTCTGAGCCCCGGTCGGCGTCCGACCTCGCACTAGGAGACACACATGGCTCGTCCGCAACAGACAGACTTCCTCCACTCGATGCGCTTTCACGTCAACGCGACCATCGCGGCTGGCGGGGCTGCGGACATGAACCTGAACTCCACGGTTCAGTCTGGGAAGGCGCAGGCAGGCTTCTCCAGCGTCACCACGCCGGAGGCGACGGTGGAGGCGGTCGAGTACCGAGAGGGTGGCTACATCTACACCCGGAAGCAGCCCGGCAATCCGACCGTGTCCGACCTCACGATGCAGCGCGGGGTGACTCGTTCGGACTCTTCCTTCTGGAAGTGGCTGCGGGTGGTCATCGAGGGCAGCGGCGAGTACCGCGCCGACCTCGGCATCTCGCACTACCACCGCGACAAGGCGCTGACCCGTGAGTACCCGGCGCAGGGCACGGTGAACCTCGCGGGCATCAACCTCGACGGCCCGGCGCGCATCTACCACGTCAAGGAAGCGTTCCCGACGCGGCACAAGGTCTCAGGCGACCTCGACGCCACCGCGAGCGAGATCTCCATCATGGAGATCGACTTCGCGTACGAGTCGTTCGAAGTCGAAGAGCTGGCTCCGTAAGAGCTTCTCGGGACGTGACGTTGGCGCTGTCGTACAGTACGTACGGCAGCGCTTTTCGTTTTCCAGAGGTGGTGACCCTTGGCTCGCAACATCCTCAGGGACTTTCTTCAGGACTCATCGTTCTGGTTGATGGACGTGGCCCCTGTGGAGCCGCTAGCCATTCCCATCTTCACCCCCCTGTTCGGTTTTCATTCCATCACCGCACCCGAGGTGACGCTGGAGACACAGGAAATCAACGAAGGCAACAACCTCTTCGGGCGCACGGTCATCAAGAAGGGCAGCGTCGGTGTCCTCACGCTGACGCGCGGCGCGACGTTCTTCGACTCCGACTTCTGGCGCTGGACGATGGCTG